AAATCAACGTCACGATTTGAGATTGAGTTTGCAGATTGAGTAGATCCCACCGTGTTAGGAATCATCAACTGAAGTGCTTGTCTCATGGCACTTCTAGCTTGATCCTTAGTCTCATACTTCTTCCCAAAGTCAAAGCCAGCAAAGTTTCCAACTTTGTTGAAAAAATCCATAGCTCCAGCTTTAAATCCAGTTACGTTGCCTTTGGCAACATCAACCATAACGTCCTCTAAAAGGTCAACGGCTTGCTCTGATTTAATCACATTGTCCACGGCTGTAGTGTATGTCTCCTGCTGTTTGCTTAACTCAGACATGCTGATCTGCCCAGCTTCAAATTGAGACTTTGCAATAGCGGCGTTAGCTTTAGCTCGTGCGCCAAGTGCGGTTACCATGGCAGAACTAACCAGTCCAGAAGGCATTTTGTTGTCCTGAATGTCCGCAACAGTTACTTCTACATCTTCAAATGCACCATACTTACGTCCTCGATATGTTCCGCCCTCTTCTCCAAAGGTATATGCCTTTGTGCCTCTTCGTTCTCTGCTTATTAAACGTTGTTCTGCCTTTTGTTTACCAACTTCACCAAGACCATATTGCAGTGCAGAGAGTTGAACTTGACGATTAAACTCATCCCTCTTTGCCTTATCTTTAATGAACATATCCGCACCTTTTTCAAAAGCGTTTGCTATGTTCTCAAGGGCATTAGGACTTTTACCCGCTGCCATGGCAAAACCAATTTTTGCCAAAGCAAGACCTTTATCTAAACCTTCATATTGAGGTGCATTTTGCGTGAACTCATTCATAAGTTGTTTTAATGACGCTTCTTGTTGTTCTGGAGTGCCCTCATTGATAATTTTCTCTATCTCTTCCGCACTTTGTGGGACAATATTTCCCTTCTGACCCTGTTGCATGCGAGATTGTTCTGTCAAAATACGCTTTTGATCTTCCGTTGAATCTTCTTTCTTTTGATCTTCCCCTAATAGACCAGATGTTCCTTGTGTGAAAGCAAGCTCATCAGGTTTTTCATTAGGATCTACTGGTGCGCTTGAAGACGGATCCATATCTGTTTTCATAGCCGCATCTGCAATAGCAATTCGCTCCATCATTTCGGTAGGGGTCTCTGGACGCGGTTTTGACTTTGATCCAGGTAAACCAATCTTTACGCTTATGTCTGGTGCTGTTCCTGCTGGAAGTGGAGGCGGTTTTGATCCGCTTTGAAAACCTGGAAGAGTCATTAAATCAACACCAAGTAAATCGTCAGGGAAAGGTTTGTCTCCTTTATTTAAGCTATCTATAACACCTGGAGTTAGAACCTCAGGTCCAGGTTTGGTTCCAGCACCTATATTTTGAGAAGATACAAATGGAGAAAGTGCTGCTGCTGTCGCAGTTCCAGCTAAATCTACGAGTTGCCCCGTTCCTTTTGCAATTTCTTGTAAAGATCGAATACCTAATTTAGAGGAGTCTGGACCTACCGCTCGTCCAACGGCACCACTTATCCCTTTATCAGAATCAAGCAAACCACTTATTCTTTGCCCTGTAGTTTGTGGTCTAGAGGCTTCTCTTATTGCAGCGGCTTCAATTTCTGACATTGAAATTGGTGGTTTTCGATTCCTATTAAAAGGGATCAAAGGGCGAGGCGATGTACTTGTATTCGTGTTCGTGTTGCCACGAAGTGCGTTTAATACTCCACTAAAACTATTTGGAGCGTTCATAAATCTTTGAAACATGTTTCCTTGATGAGTGTGCCCGACAGGACCACCAGCATGAAACTTTTGAACAGGCATAATACCCGCCGCTCTGTTCAAAGCATTACGGGCGTTACGAGGCTTGAACATCTTACGATTAAGTACGCTCATGAGCCTCCCCCAAACATGTTATTCAAACCGCCAAATATACCGCCCTGACCAAACGCACCAGCTTGTTGCAGACCCGCGATGCCCATGCCTATACCGCCTATCTGTGACAACATGCTAGGTGACGGTGCGGTCTTACTGGTAATCGTACTAGTTGTAGACGGTACGCCTCTGAATATATCCGACATGAATCCAATCCGTTGATAGGGTTCATAAGAACGTTCAAGAGCCGTGTTGCGTTGTGCATCAAGCTCGGCCTGTTGTTGCTGTTGCTCCATGCCGCCAAGCTGTGACAGGATTCCAATGTCACGCTGTTGTGCGCCTTGTGCCGATTCACCCATGGCTGCCTGCTGGAGTCCGAGTTTACCAAACAATTCACCTGCCTGCTGTGAGCGGTCTTGCGCCGACTCAAACGCCTGTGCTCTGAGCTGCGCCGACTGTCTTGCAAACGCATCTTGTGTATTACGTTGTAGTTCTTGGTTTGCAACGGCCTGACGAGATCCACCAAATGCACCTGCTTGTACCGCCGCTGATCCGATACGTTGACGCTCCATATCTGACTGTCTTTGTAAATCAGACAAACTCTGATCAATCACATCCTGTGTATAAGGAGACATATATTGCTGGTATGCACCTGGTTGCAAGGATGCTACGCCTTGACCCAAGGTCGCCGCACCTGCCTGCATCATGGGTTGATACGCACCAACACCGGTAATTCCTAAATTAATAGCCTGCTGTTGTGCAGGTGTAAAACCCTGTATCTGTTGTGCGGGTATGGGCACAGGCTGATTGGCTAACGTGCCCGTGCTTGCAAGAAGATTTTTAAGAAAGGTTTCCTGATAACCTGGCAGTACGGTAACCTGTTCGGTGCGGACTGTATCGACCATTATGCCATCCTCTCAAACTTATCCATCATGGCGTACATGCGCTTGGCACCCACATCGGCGTTTCCATTACCCGCGCCTTTTACCGCCTTGTTTGTCATTACGAACTCATCGTTAGAGAGCCGTGCTTCCTGTACCTTCTTACCATTCTGGAATATGCCTGCCTTTATGCTGTCCGAGGTTCCAGTGCCAGGCCCCTCGATACGACCACCCATATTCAATGACACAATGCCACCACCTGCCATCATCATGGCTTGCTCTCGCCTACTGGTGATAGCCTCTTCCAACTCCTCGGCTGTGTCATACGCGATTCCTGTTTCCTGATCTATAAACAAACCCTTGATAGGCGTGCCCTTGTAATCAGGACGGGATTCAAGTTCCAACGGACCGCTGTCTTTATCGTCGTCACCACCGAGTAATGAACCACCTAATGTAGCAAGAAGAGATACATCACCAAGACCAAGACCTGTATTGAATATGCCGCCTTTTTTCGCTGCTTCTGTAGCAACTTTTGCCGCTACATCCTTCGCACCAAGTTGTCCTGCCTGCATACGAGCCTGATCTGCTAAAACACGTTTTGTTGCTTCATCTGTGGCAACGGATCCGGCGGCAGACTGCATTCCGCTACCAAACAGAGAACCAACGCCTTGCCCCATCACACCAGCAAGAGCGGCATCCTTAATATCTCCACCAGCCAACAATGTCGCGATACCAGAGCCGATACCTGGACCTACTCCGGTCATTGTACCAACGATACCACCCACTATCGGTGCGATTGATTTAAGAAAACTCATACTTCACCTCTAAGATATTGACACTGTAACAGAACCGAGGGCTGTTGTCGCTACATTACTGTTACCAAAAATAGACCTTATGCTACCTTTACAGTACCGGAATCATTATACAGCGTCCCCGTTTCAAGTCCAGTGGCGCTTGTGGGCAAGTCTGTTATTGTTATAGTCGATGCCCGTAGGTCACCTGGATTACGCTCCTGTTCAATAAAAATCTCCAGTGCCCGAATAAGGTCAGACATGTAACCCATATCGTATTCCTGCGGAGCTTCCGGCAGTCTTGGCGGCGGCGTTTGATTGCTAGACACTAGCGCCTCCCATCCTGACGTACGTCAACTCTAGGACTACCAAGCCGCCACTTAGCTCCAAGTGCAGTTGACTCGACTCTTAATGCAAAAGACCGACCTCGGGCACGGACAAACAACTGTTTTGTGTACTCTTCCACAGGAGTAGTTTGTGTTCTTGTTGTCGTAGATGCCGCTGTGTTTCCAAAATCTTCGCCAGGAAAATCTCTTGATTTGATAGTGAACGTGGCTTGTGGAGTAGATATAGCAGTAGAACCAGAGAAACTTAGGTCAGGTATAACCCTTCTAACATAAGCAAAGTGATCCCCATCTCCTATATCCATTACGGCTGACTCTATAAATGATGTCATTGCGTTGCCATCATCATCATGTCCGAACTCTTGGTTGTACACATATCCGGATTCTGTAGCCAAGGGAAAGGGCCGAGTACCGCGATCCAACCACGCACTTCTTGCTAACGTACCGAAGTACCATAACTTTTCTAAGTAGTTGTACACCACATAACGGTCATTCTCTGTTGATTCAGATGCTGGGTAGAACCAGAACACCTCACTGAACTCAGAGTTCACCCCACCATATATCTTGTCACTCTGTTCCAGATTGATATCATTGAATACTTTGTCCTTGACAGTGCATGGTAACTGAGCTGTCTGACCAGCGTAGACATAGAAGTTATCGTCACCCATCCAGAACACAAAATCTTCTGTAGCAACAGCGGCGTTTGGTCCGGCGATGGTTATGTTGGATGCAAGCTGCTGTAGACCGAAAGTAAAAGGAGGACCTATAAACCTCATGGAGGTTAACGCAGTGTCAGTCCATATCAGGATCTCACGCTTTGTCTCAATGGCCTTAACAAACGTAGACCCCGAGCCTAGGCGTAAATCCCCAGCAGTGTTAGTCGCAGTAGGATACCAATCAATTGGGTTCTCTTGACTGGCGAAACGTATTAACAACGGATCTTGGATTCCGTCTCCTTGTGCGTCTGTCGCACCACCAAGGCCATCACAACCAAAAGCAAGAACGTGACGATCTCTGTCTGACACCATGATCTGCTTACAAATGGTGGGTACACTTCTCTTTGTGCCTGATCGAGTAGACAGTTCTACTGCTCTGGCTCCCGTGCCAGTAGATTTGTCCCAGTAGAACACACCGGAGTCACGAGGATTTATAAGGAGATCTTCTCCGAAATTGTCATGCGACCACAGACGTATCTGTGTAGTGGTTGATAGACCACCAGAAGCTGCAACACCCCACCCAGAAAAATCATCCGCTGGATCAGCGTTACCCTTGGCTAAAAGCACTAAACTTCCATCCACATGAGTAGCCGCAGTTGTGCCAGAGTGCCCACGAGTACAGCCCGTTAAATCATTGCCTGAAATACCACCAACAAGGATTAACTCATTGTCAATCATTACAATGTCAGTAGCCACAATGCCTGTGGTGCTGGTTACAGTAATGGTGGTGTCACTATTTGAAAGAGTGCCGCCCTCGTTGACCGTTGTCTGTAGTGGTGCTGAAGTTCTACCACCATACAAACCTGCGCCCCAACCTGTACCACCAACTGTAGTATTAAGACCCACGTTGATCTGATAGTTGCCTACCGTGTTACTGCCGCCGTTACCTGTATCAGAACCATTGGATGTTACTGCAACTCCGAGAAGATCTTTAGCTGTAATTTCATAGGTGCTGCCGGAAAGAACCTGATCAACACTATATTCCTGATTTAGTACGGTGGCAGTTATGTTTCCGCCAAGACTTGCGGCGCTGGAAAAAGTAACAAAGTCTCCAGCCACTGCACCGTGGTTAGTGTGAGTTACAGTAATGGTACTGGAAAACGGTGCTGATGTTGTTGCGGCAAAGGTAATAACACCTGCACTTGTAGGAGAGCCAGTGCGAATAGGGGTTATATCATTGAATGTACCGCCTTCTTCTAAATAATATTTTAAGTTCGTGCCCAATCCAAGAAAATTAGATCCATCAAGAGAGATCCAGTTGTGTAAAGCACGGCAAGTGCCTAGAAAAGTTGAGCTACTGTACTTTGCCCAACCTCCTATTTTTTCAGGATAGCCTAGACGAAAGCGTACTTTATCACCATCTCTCCACCCACCTTCATTGGAATACGCTGTAAGATCCTGTACAAGCCCGGGTCTGAATTGTAGTTTTGTTAGCGGCATTATGTTTTTCTCCCGCCATAAAAATCAGATATATCTAAAGCACCAGATGTGGGAATGCCTGAGTTAACAGCTTGGTCAATGTTTCTGCTACTATAGCTATTTCCTCCGATATATGTATAGTGACCAGACCAGCCGCTAGATGGGAAACTTGTAATTATACCAATCGTATCACCTGAAGATGCAGTAAAAGTTCCAGTAGTGCTAACAGTGCTGTTGTACGAAACTAAGGTTGCGTAATAAACATTACTTCCGTTTACTTGAACAGTTAGCGGTGCAGTTTTTGAGTATGCGTACCAACCAAAATAAATATTATATGTACCAGTTTTATTAACAGTGAATGTTCTGTTTACTGTGCCTGTGCTACCATTATCAGCCCACAATTGATGAGTGTATATACCTGACGGAGTTGTACTATTTATGGCTGGGTTATAGCCTCCAAATTGAGGAGTTCTTAAATTAGTAGAATTAGAGCCAGCAAGATTAGATGCAGTAACAAGCTCTGGAACGGTAGATGGGACGTATCCGTTACCACCACTCTTGTAATACTCGCTCATAGAAATAGGGTGTGAGCCAGTAAACTCTGTCTGAAGATCAGAAAGTGACAGTGTTCCAGAAGATGGCAGCGTCATTAGACCGATCCAAATGCAGTTACGTCTTGAACAGAAGTTATTGCGCCGTTAGTAGCCACTTTAGCTACGGCAGAGCCACCGTAGGAAAACACTAGGTTGTTGTTACCGTCCACAGAAATTGTCCATCCGCTACCACCGGTCAGACTTAATGTGTTCCCAAAGCTAGAACCTGCACTAACAAACCCAAGCTGACCAGAGCCATCCGTCTTTAATAGCTGTCCTGCGGAGCCGTCCGCTTGTGGATAAGACAATCCGTCAAGTATGACAGAACCTGTGCCATGCGGAGTAATTGCAATATCTCTATTGCTTGCTGTGGTTACAATGCTATGCGTTACGACATCGAGGTTGCCTCCAAGCTCGGGACTCGTGTCATTAACCAGATCGGTGGTTGGTGTTAGGCTTTTGAAAACACCGGAACCACCACCACCATCACCTGTCACAGCGGCTGATGCACCTGATGCGATTTCCACACCGTTAGATGCAGAGTAGGTTACACCCTTGTATATAACGCGACATGCAGCGTTTGTATCGTTTCTGATAGTATAGAACTTTTCCTGATCTGTTGGAGTAACTCTTAACTCAAAAGTAGAACCAGGAGATCCGGTAAGAACAAGAACGGTGTTTGCGCCGTCACTAGTAGATCCATCGTTGGTAGTCAGATCCTGACTACCTGAAATAGTTATCTGCGCTTGACCGTGAAGCGCCTGATCAATTATGTCGAAGTTGGTATTAGTTGTTGTGCCCCAAGTTCCTGCCTGTTCGCCGGAGCCGGGTTTTTGAATACCTGTGTTTGAAGTATATGTACTGGGCATTTAAACCACCTTATTTGTCCACGTTTCTATTGTACCACCCGCGTTGATTTCTGTCCATGTCCCACCACTTGGGACAACTTGCACCCAGTTTTCTGATGGGGTGTCTGCATCTATACGCTCCCAATAGAACCTACCTTCGGCGGAAACAACAAACACCGCATTGATCTCTAACTCGTCCATGAGAATAACTTTGGTTCCAAGAGAAGTCTGTATAAAGACAGACTCAATATCCAAAGGACGAGAGTTTATTATAAATGTAGGCGTGACTGACTGTATAAATTCAGCCGTCATTTCTTGCGAAGCGGAGTATAACAGATTCGCCCCAGATGTCTGTGTAAAGTTAGCACTCTGCTCAGAGGCTGCACTTAGGGTCATAACGGAATTTGTGCTTTGTATAAAGGCTGCGTCTTGCTCGGATATTGCTGAAGCTACAAACGTACCATTCGTTGTTTGTACAGTGCTGAAATCCATATCTACAATGACTGTTCCAAAGCGGGTAAGCTCAGTGCCTTGCAGAAACGAAGCAGAAGCCTCAAAGATACCTGCAAGCACACCTACGCCAATTGTAGCTTTAACACCAATTGCTTCCATTTCTGCGGAAGCGTTTGCTACAAACATAGGTGCGCCGTCTACAGTGAAGTTGGCATCAGCAGTTGCAGAACCAAAGGCTAGAATACCTTGGTCCGCTATAGCTCTTTCTGATAATGCCAACTCACCAAACATTAGTCACCACCTTAAAGCTCCGCCTTAAAAGCAATAAAATTACCTGTTTGAACTCCATTATCTTGTAATTTAACAGCACGCCCAGTAGTCATACCACCACCACTACAGCCCACATTGATTGAACCAACATTCAAATTAGAATAGTTGCCTTGATTAATAGAAGTAACAGTGTACCCACCGCCACCGTCCCAAGTTCTAAAGTTTCCAAGTGTAGCTGAAGTTTCTATAACTGGCTCATCTCTCATAGTTACTGGAAGAGATGCATGAACCTCTGCGGTGGTTCCATTCGTTACAGACCCAAAAGCGTAATTAGTATAAGACCCTTGAGGTTCAAACTTGACATAATACCTCTGACACTTAGCTAACGTAGTTCCAAAGTCCTCATGCTCAAACGGTGTAGCTGTCTGTCCTACTTCAAGCTGAACACCAGTCAGATTTAACTCCCACGCTGCTGTCCCAGTGTCACCATCCGCTTGGTGAATGCTAATATATAGATGGCTAGTGTTATCTACTGTCCCCAGCCCAGAAAAAGATGGGACATCAAATGTATAAACAAATCTTTGCCACGATGATGTTAATGTTACTGTGCTACTTAGAGGTGTTGAATCAGTAGAATAAGGGCTAACCCTACTTATTCGCGCAAGTCTAACTGTATAACTACCACCAGCAGGGTTTGTACCTTTAGCGTAAAAACTAAATGTAGCCTTTCCTTCAGGCAAAGATTTTACGTCCTCAACTTTATGAATCAACCCACAGTAGTTATTTCCTGTAGATGTAGCTTGTTTTAAATATTTAGAAAAACCAGCAACTTCAGAACCCAAAGAAAATGTTTCTTGAGTTGTTGTTGAAGTGCCGCCAGAAAGTTGGTGATACCATCTGTCCAAAGAATATCCGTCAGCAGTGAAAGATGTCCCTCGCTGTGACACCTTCATCGCACCGTTGATAATCAGGTTGCGGCCTGTAATCCCACCCGCATCTGCGCTACCACCCAAGTCAGCTATTTCTCTTGCACGACTCATCTCTTACTCCGGCTTGGTAGGCCACTTAACATCATCAAGGCTGGTAGCGCTTTTAGTAATGTCACGCAGTTCCTGACGATATGTCTTACGCTCATCACTTATTGTAAGGTCATTAGATGCCCACCAGTCTGTCTCTGCAAGCAATCGGTTACGCTCTGCCCGTAGCAGCTTCATAGGCTCTGCCGCCTTTAGCTCGTCAGCTTTTGCTTTGACCGCTGACCAAGTTGTACCCCAGTCATCAGGGTCGGCGCTCTCAATAGCCGAACCATTGGAGTCAGCGCCCGTAACTTTACGGAACATCTCGTTGAACTCATCTTCTGTTGTTGGCTCACCACGAAGCACCCATTCCTTGATGCCTAATTCTGTGAGTGCTTCTGCTATACTCATTTTATTCTCCTATCCTATTAGAAAGCCAGAAAATCTACCGTATACACCAATATATTTTGCGATAGTGTCTTCAGATAAAACTCGCATTTTTTCTCCAACTGACATATTAACTATGCACTGTGTTTGTGCAGTCCTACCATGATTATAGCAATGAAAGTTTGCTATAGCAGCATCACTACTATTTCTGTAATTTAGAATTATTCCAAAAGCGCTTTCTGATACAACTAAACAACTTGCTTGAAAATGATAAAGTCCAGCGACTGCACAAGTAAATTCTGCATTGGTAGTGCTATAATTTCCACCAGTATTATCATGCATCCCGGCTGAAGATGTATCATTATAACTCATAACACCAGCAGCGCCATAACTTGTATAAGATGCTGGTCCTGTAGCTTGAAATGACACTACATTTCTTGTCAAAGTGCCTAATACTGGTGCGTTTACTTTACCACTGCTATCAACAGTCAGCGCACTATTCCCGTTAGTCGGGTCTTGTATTTCGGAGACTTTTAAGATGCTTGTCATTGTGCAATCTCCATCAAGGTCATTGAGGACTGCGATTCATTAGAAGACCAATTAATATGTAAACTTCCACTCCCATTACTTTCTGCGTTTAAGTAAACTTTGTAAGTGCGAGCAGTCCCTGCGGTTGTGGTAGTTGGATCAATTTGATTGTGTAAAAATCTAGGGCCAATATATTCGTATTGAGCGTTCATATAAAAATCATGCACAGTCCCAAGTAAGTTTGATGTTGAGTCTCTATACAGCCTTGAACTATACCAAATGCCCCCAGCGTAATTGTTTCCACAAGCAATATTCACCATGCAATATATTTTTGACCCTGTGGCCTTTGGTGTTATTGACGTTGTTATGCCTGTGTATTCGGTTGGAGTTGCTCCACTAATAGTTTGATTAACACCATGTATTGTGTTTACAACTTGAAGTATATGCCCCGGTATAACCACACCATGACCGCTGGTCTTCTCAACAATGTCATCTACAAAGAGCTTACTCATTGTGCAATCTCCGACACTGTATAATTTACCATTGAACCTTGATAGATAGATATTGATCCACTACCTTGACTCTTAATAAAAACTTGGTATGAAATTGTGTTGCCTAGAGTATAAGTTGGCGTATCTAAAATATGATGCATATGTCCTGCAATATTATCACTTCCAGAAGATTCGTGAAAATGATCATAATCGACAACATTCAAAGCTGCATATGTGCCACCTTGCACACTTCTAAAAATACTACTCATTGAGCCATTTCCAGTATTAACGCCATATATCATTCCAACATCACAAGTAATTACAATTTTACTATTTGCAAATTTGGGGGTTATGACTGGCGAAGTTAATCCAGAGGTTACAAATGAAGTGCTGGTAGTTGCAATATTACTACCAATAACATGCGAGTTACCTAATGTTTGCACCGCATAACCCGGAATATTTACACCACTGCCGCTGGTAGCTTCATTAATCTGGTCTACATTTATTATCGAAGCCATCTATGCCTCACAGTATTGTTAGATTGCCGTTAACCGTAATCGTGGTTGACGAACCTATCGTTAGAGGGCCAATCGCCAAGGCGTTCTTGGTTGACCCTATTGTTGTATTCTCTGTAACGCTCTGACCGTTTGTGCGGAACACAGCCGTATCGACCGTTGTGTTTGTTGTCTGGAACTGCGGTGCTGTTATCTCCCCAGCAAACGTACCCCCAGAAGCCTTACTCACTGTATCAGTTACGCTAAATGCGCGATAGGCTCTAATCACTAGCTCATCGTTTAAGGCCGCGCCTGTTCCTAGCGTTATTGTGTCTCCGCCACTAGCTGTGAAGTCTGAGCTATCCAGATGCACACCGTTTAGATAAACGTCTACGTCATTGCCGCTAATCGCCAGTATAGCGCCAGTGCTGTCTGCGCCAGTAAACGCAGTCTGACTTGCTGTAGCCACATACTTGAATAATTGCATGGCGTAACTGGTTGGCTGGTCTACGGCGCGACCAAAGTAGCGCACAGTAATGATGTCACCGTTTGCAGGGGCTGCGGAGAAGGTAAGTGTGTTCGCCTGCGCTGTATAAGCTGCGCTGACCCCCGGTTCCTGAACCACGTTTCCTATAGTCACGACAATAGCTTCACCGCTCACAACGGACTGAGCCAGAGTGAACGCAGTGGCGCTCCCTGTCCCAGTAAACCTCTGAAATGTTATGTCACCTACATTTGGGTCTATGCCTATATATGCCATTTTTTATCCTGCAATTTCCATAGCAGTAATAGTGGACGGTACTCTTGTAGCATTTAAATTATCTCCGTCATACTGCGTCCTGCCAATATAGAATGTATTTGAAAGAACTGTACCTTGAAGCTTGTAAGTAGTTGCGCTTGTTGTGTTAGGTGAATCTAAGAAATGAAGATGATTAGCACCTGCACCGTAAGCACCTGTGCCAGTTGAAGAATCATAAAGACCAACCATTGAGCCTCGCCCTCTACTGCCCGAAGCAGAACCTTTGTAAATTTCAGTAGACCCTCTTACAAGCTGCAACCTCAAATTAGAGTCACTACCTACAATATGGCACTGAACCATAATAAGAACTTTGCTTGAAGTTGCTGAAGGGGTTATTGCAACACTTAACCCTGTAATATCAACTAAAGAAGTGCTAGTAGAGCTAAAGGTGTCGGTTTTAGTTGTGCTAACTACTTGCAACACCTTCCCGCTATCTAAGGAGCCTGATAATATTTTAGATATAGGCATCTAATTACTCCGGTAAACTAGCTAATGCTTCTTCGTGTCGTTTTGCTGCTGTCTTAACCCATCCTCGTGTAAATGCGTCAGCCACGATAAGTTCACGAGTAGCTGGTATCTGCACTCCCTCGTCTAGCGCACGGTTAGTGTAGATAGATACGATTTCATCGTTGGCAATCCTTGCACGTTCCGTCACTGCATTCTCAGCCCAATCAGACGGAGACAACGTAGCGTATTCTAGTCCTTTGAACTGAGTATCTGTCAGTTCGATTTGTATTGTTTGTGCCATTGTTTTTACTCCGTTGAATTAACTTATTAAATGTCCACAGAAACTACCGTATGGACCGTTATATGTGGTAAGTTGACCAGTGCTATAAACTGTTACATAATCATTTGCCGACAAAGCTATAATGGTACTGGCATTTACCGATATGTAACTACCATTTCCAGATTCTAGGGTATCTGCATAGGTCGTTAACGAACTGCCGTTGACTGCAAAAAGGAGTCGGGTATAGTTAGAACCACTAGATAAAGAAAGATGTGACAGTGTAAAAAGATAGTTACCCGCTACGGGCGCAGTAAAGCGTCCAGTGCTTGTACTATAATTACCACCTACGTCCAGAGCTTTAGTTGCCCAAATAAGGACAGCGTTTGTACTGGTTGGTGGGGCATTGTATACTCTAAAGACTGGCTGACCAGGCATCGTGACACGACCAGTGCTGTCGATACGCAAACGTTCTGCGCCAGAAGTTCTTACAAGTAGACTGTTATCGCTGTGGTTATAAGAAAAACCACCTACATATGGAGCAGTCCCACTCGTCCCATCAGAAAAATATAAGTTAGTTCTTTGGTCTGAACCTGTACTTGCAATCGTTACGCCAGTATGCCCAGAGGATGCAATAACTAAATTGTCAGCCTCACCATCGTATGATGCTGGCGTAGCAGTACCAATGCCAACCAGATTATTAGTGCTGTCAACTTTAAGAGTGGTAGTGTCAACGGTTAAATCACCACTAAACGTACCAGTGGTAGCAGCAAGAGGCTGACCAGAAGGATGCTCTAGTCGTGTTGTTGGCTCTGCCAGCCCTCGGTAGACAACGTACACATTATTTGTCCCGGAAGATGGGGCTGCATCAAATGTTAATGTGGTTCCTGTGGCAGTGTAGGATTTCCCAGAACCCGGCTCTTGAGGCACGTTATTCACAAACACGTTCAGGTCTTCAGCCACATTAACCGGGCGGTTTAATGTAAAGGCTGTAGTAGACCCGTTCCCACTGAAATACTGACTAGTGGGGGTTGCTAGTTTCTGTGATGGTGGTGGCCCTAAATATGCCATTAATCAGCGTCCTCTATTGTTAGAGTGCCAGCTTTTTGTTGTTTAAGAATTTCTGCGTAGTGACGGTTGTCTGGGTCTGTAGGAATAGACATCTCGGTGCCGTCAACGGTGCCTGTTATAACAGTTCCATTACCGTCTTTTGTTTCATTAAGAATATATTTTGCTGATTTAATGTTCATTTATAACTCCGCATCAAATTTTCCACGACCAGACATCAAATTATAGGTGTTGGTGTGGTTGCCTCGAATTAAGCAAGCTGTCTTATCTGCACCTACCAAAATCCACCCATTAGAAAGTGTTGAGCCGTAATAAGTAGTGGCATTTCCTGTGTTTGAACCCCAAGCACTTGCTGTCATTGCTGGCGCTGCCCTCATAGTTATAGGAAAACAAAGAGGTGTGTAGTAATAAGGGTTACTGCCAGTTGAACCTGAACTAAAATAATAGTCCATAGATTGATAATACCTCTGACACTTGCGTAACGTAGTTCCGTAATTCTCATGCTCAAATGGTGTAGCTGTATCTCCGACCTCAAGCTGGACACCTGTGATGTAAAACTCATTGCTTGTGCTGTCTACTACATTAACTTGACCAACAGCACGATTTGCATCTGTGTTATGCCAAGTATTTGGTGTTAGTGTTCCACCAGAATATGTTGAGCCAGCCATTAGCCACCAATTAATAGTAAACCCAAGAGTATTGTCGTTTGTTATAGCCGTTGTTTGATAACCGCTAAAAGTTAAAGTAACTTTTTGCCAAGTATTTGCTGATGCTATTGTGTACGCTTGTGAGTTTTCATAACCCGCATCTACATGGGTTAACTCTACAATATGTGTTCCTGTTTTAGGAGACCTAACCCAGAATTGAAGTGTCAAAGACTCTGCACTTGATGTTCCATATTTAAGCTGCTGTAAATTTTGACCTTCAAACCTTTGTATCAGAAGATGGTAATCTCCTGCGGCTACTGAAGTGTCGGCAGTCGTTACATCTAATTTTGCAGAATAGGAAAACCCTTGCTCAGATGGGACTGTTGTTGACTGGCTGTAGGTAAATAGCTGTGCGCCATCACCAGCACATAAAAAGCGGTCAACTCCATAGCTGTTACGAACACCAGTCTGAGTTCCCCGCTGTGCCACCTGCATTGCACCATTGATTATAAGATTTCTGCTAGACAGAACTTGGTCAGTCACCTTTGGTACAGTGACTGCTTCGCTTGCAATCTGGTTAGTGCCAATAGTGCTAAGTGCCATTATGTAATCTCCAGCACACTCAAAACTGCATCACAGCAGTTAGCCTGTGACCCATAAACTTTTAATACGTCAGTGGCATTCATAACAATTTTCTGAGGACCTCCGACTGCCACCAGAGACGATCCAACAGGCACAATTGCATCTTTAACTACATGAGTAATAGTGCTTCCACCATCCAGTAGCTCGACTGTAACCGTAATTGAAACTGTCAATATGTTAGCAATGTTAAGGCCGATGATTGTCGTCTCTGTAGAACTTGGGCAAGTATACAAGGTAGCTTTGCTTGATGACGTATCAATATTTTGCGCCGTGAATGTTTTAAATGCGTTTGCCATTTTCCTATCCTAACGCTATTGCAAATGCCAGCGAGTTATCTGTAAAGTTAA